TCTTTTAGACGAGATTGACGGATTTAGTTCAGGAGAACGTGGTGGTCTCCAGGAACTTCTTGCGTTTGCGCGAGAATGGAAGTCAGATCAGAATACTCGCCCATTAATTCTAATTAGTAATACTGTTGAAGGTCGACCAATGGAACAACTGCGAAGACAATGTGTAAGTATGAAAGTGAAACCCCCTACAGGTAGTTTGATTCGTGAATGGTTGAAGAAGGATATTCCTCAAGAATGGGTTGGTATAGGGGATCTTAGAGAAATTATGAGGCTCGATAATGGACTCGCATCAAGTAGTTGTGTACAGTTTGAAGAAGAGTCTGAAGTGAGCGATATTCTCATTCACGCTTGGTCTCGTTTATATAATGATTGGGATCCTTATGAACAAGTATGGTTGGCGAATCACGAAACGAATCTCGCAGGATTAGTACTTCATGAGAATCTTCCGAACCGAATTCGTAGCAAGCCAGGAGACTCTTCAGAACTTTATGAGAAGATTTTCAACAAGTTGATGATAAGTGATAAGGCAGATTTTGTAGCGTTTTTCTATCAGTGTTGGCCTGTGTTACGGATTAGCCAGAAGTTAAAATTAGTTGTTCCCCAACAGATAATTAATATAGAACTAGCGAAAGATGAGAATCCGCCTGAGATTGCTAAACTGAAATTTACAAATGTACTTGCGAAACAGAGCGCACTTTTCAACGCGTGGAAAGAGATGTGTAAAGCATATGATCAGGGATTTGAGAAAGGAGCGGAGGAAGTTCCAATTCGTCTTTCGTGTGTCTTGGCGGCAGATCCTAAGAAAGTCGGATCTCGTTTTGGCGCACTGGCATTTCCTTTATAAAGCTCTAATTTTCTCCAGGATGTATAAGTCGTACTAAATTGAGTTCTTCAGTGCGCCCTAAACGATATGCGCGACCAACAATCTGCTTTTGCTCCTCTGATGTCATTGAGTGGAGCAAAATAACATGGCTCGCAGATATAATATTTAGACCAGCACCAGAATATAGACTATTTAGGAAAAGTACACGCGTTGTTCCAGATTCAAATGAATTAATAATTGAATTTACAACATCCTTATTTCCTTTTACTTGGCGAATAGTAATTCCTTCTGATGCACAAGCGTTTGCAATTTGGTCAAACGGATTATCATAGCGGCTGAAAACAAGAAACTTTCCCTTAGGATTCTCCCGAATTAATTTTAATAGTGCTTCAGACTTTTTGAGAGGTTTTTCTTCATCAATATCCATATTGGCGCTATTAATTTCTTCTGGAACCTTATCACCAATCATTATAAGTTTCTTTGTATCAATAACTACACGACACATAGGACATTCCCTATTTCGTTCTAAACTCTTAATCAAGCAGTTTCCACAGAATATTTGATTACAACAAGGTGTCATTGTAGCAGGGTCAGGCTCGTCATAACAGATTCCGCATAATTCGTCTGTAACATTTTCTAGACGCTCACGAAGAGTGCTAATCTGCTGTTCAATACTTTTAATTTTATCACGTAGATTTTTGAGTGCAGTCTCCTTTGCACTCGGAGTAGCATAATCAAGAGTCTCTTTGAAAGCAAGTGTCTTCTTATAATTATCTAACTCCTTCTGGCGAACCTGATTAACTGCTTGAATAAGAGAAAGATTATCTGTCTGACTTACACCAAGTGCTTCCAGAGCACCTTTAACATCTCCTGCGTGTAAAAGCGACTTAATATTATCGCTAATTAAATTTCCTAAAACCATCGCCGCAACAGATGGTAAGCAATTTATAATCACCTCCTTAATCGCAGGCATTTTAATAGACTGTTCCAAGAATTCGGCCGAGTTTGTCAAGAGAATATTTCCCCTTAGAGGATGTGTTGATATAAAATCTTTGAAATAGTTATAAGAACGAATATTAAAATATGTCCCATAATAATTTTGATTTCCACCAACTGAATTTAGTTCGTGTTCAACCCATTTACGAACTTCTGGATGGAAATTGTGTGTCTTTGCAGTATTTAAATACGATGATGTGAAACGAACATCCTTGTAAAATAGAATATTCGCCCACGACGCAGTAATAAACCATACAAATCCAGCCTTAATTCGCGGAGTTGTAGAAGTTATATGAATTGAATCTGCTTCATCTATAAATACACGCCGCCATTCAATATTCTTCTTTTTACACAAGTGTGTAAGAGGCTGAAACAATGTGTTCGAGACAAGTGTAAAATCGGCCGCAAGAATCTGTTTGGCTAACTTCTCTTCCCCTTCTGGTGTTATCATATTTGTTTTACTTTTAATGAAACACGCTTTTAACTTTGTCTGGTCTTCAATATAATCCTGCCATTGTCTATAGAGATTGTGTGGTACTATAATAAGAGTTGATGACGATAAATCAGTAATTGTATACTCCTTTATACTAAATACTGATGGAGATTGATTTAATGAAGTATTATTGTATGAAATTGTTGTACTATTTTTCATACGAGCAATGTGTGCCAATACTGTAAGGGACTTTCCCATACCAACACGATCTCCGAGAATTCCTGTATTTGTGTAAAGAGTCTCATTATCTACTTTTCGCCCCTTTACACCATCTGTTTCCAATTTCTCCATAGCAGCAACCATTGCTTTCTGGTGCATTCTTAGTGGAACTTTTATTTCTGAAGGAGTTTCGACTTGAACATTTGCATCTGTAAGGCTTCCTTGAAAAATATCTTCCAAGATAAAAAGCCCGCGAAATGGTGAGTAGTAATTTGCATGATTCTCGTAAAAATATTGTCTGTTTGGTAATGGATTTATTAATATATTACTCATCTATAACTGAGTGTATGAATTGGCTTAGACCCTTTCTAGATATTTGAAAAAAAATCTCGTATAGACTTATTCCGTATAAAGTCTCGTAACTTATATGATGTTTTTAAAACAAATTTAGAATGCTGTTCGCGAAACTTTGATTTACTGAAAGTATTCTCTTTATGACTAATAACTAACATTATTTTCTGAGCATCTAATTGAATCAAGGGTTTTTTAAATTCATCTAAAAATGATTTCTCCTCCGCATTAACAACACTTTCATCGTGTGCATGATTTTTTAAATATGATGCGCGCACAGCAAGTGTTCCGTTTGTAGCGTGACCCGATGCGTATGGCCCAAATTTCCAAATGGAAGAATCATCTGTATAATACATATAAGATTCTGAACAACCTGCTACATCTAACTTCGGAAATTTAGTAAACATTGTAATAGTATAGGCAATTCGTTCAGGAAAATAATAATCATCATCATCCATTGAAATAATAAATTCGCCTTTCGCCTTCGCATTTAACCAATTTCGCTTTGCGCCAATATTTGCTTTTGTAGGATTATAATAATATACAATATTTGGAATACTGTGCGATGCTTCTGCAAAAAGATCTTGAACAGATTCGGTACTATCATCATAAATAATCCATTCCATTCTATCTTTCGGATATGTTTGTGCCTTATACAACTCTATAAGCATAGGAATAAATTTCCTACGATTATATGTTGGTGTTACAACTGAAACAAATGGTTTACTTTGAGACATTCTTCAAACTATAATTATACAATAGCAGTTCTTAAGGCTGTTTGGAAATTTGTAGTAGCAGCAACAGATTCGTTATCGGGTAAATATGTATAAAAACTCTGGAAAAATCCTTCAAGTCCTTGGGGTACAACACCTTCTTTCAGAGGAAGTATTGCGTAAGATTTAATTGAACTACCACGCATCCACTGAATAATATAATAAGGTAACATAAATATACAAAATAATGTACCATAAACAAAATAGAGTGTCCTATATGCTGGAGCGCGTCCTATAGCATTATTTGCAGCAATATGACCAATATATATAGCAAGTAATATATATATTGACGACCCAAATGCTATTCCAATATATTTAAAAATTTGTGTTACAAATGTTGATGTATCGTATGTAGCATCCTTTAAATTAGCCTTCTGTTTTGCTTCAGCAGCATCAGCAGCCTTTTTCTCTTCTGCTGCTTTAGCATCTGCTATATCTTGTTGTCTTCGTGCTGCTGCTTGTTCATCAGCATAACGTTTTGCGTCAGGGTCAGTCGTAGCCTTATCAATATTATAAGAAACCAAGTTGCTGACTCTTGTAAAAATAGAGTCTGACGACATCCTCTGTGGTTGTCCGCAGAAAATAGGATTTCAGCGATTCCGCTTATAGTGCCCACTTTAGTCCACCCATACCAGAAGCAACTTCGAACCAATTAATATTTTCAACATAAATATTTAAATTATATACGTATGATGTGGGTTGTGGAAGAGGATAAGGATCGACCTCCACTTGAAAAAGCCGAACACGACTTGTATTTACTGAACCAGATGGTTGTGTACTTGGCGATTCTAATTCAAATGAAAATATTGGAAGATAAGATGACTCAAGGCTACAACCACCATTGACATTTCTCCACGGAACAACCTTTGTGAAATAATCAACTGGTTTCTCTTCTTGTATTTCATTTCCATCCAAAATTATTCTGAGAGTTCGAATAATCTGATCTTGTCGCGCAGTTTGAAGTTTGCCTGAAGAGACCTTATTGACTACTCCTCCTTGTAAAAAGGGCTGCTCAGGCCAATTCCACCAATTTGTGTAATTAGCCACATCATTCTTATATTGAAGTGAATCTGAACGACGAGGAACAAATAACAGACGATTCACAGGGTTGTGTGTATCTAATTCAAGTACTTGGCGTGTATATAGACCAGGGAAAGTATAGGCTGTTGTCTGATAAATTAAATACGAAAGAGGCTGTGTCGCAAAAATCTTCTGCTCATCACCTGTAAGGTATGTAAATGTACATTGAATTCGCGGATTGAAAAACCAACTGTTAATAGTGGGTGGAGAATATCCATAATCAACTGCGAAGAGACTAAATGTTCCATCTGTCATATCATTTGCTCCTGTAGCCCCTCCATAGATTGGCTGATTTCCAGACAAGTCAGAATTCTCTGTAGATACTTTATAACCTGGAGCAACTCTATTACCATTTACATCAAGAATTGTATATAGTTCCTGAATAGAACGGAGTGTAAACTGAACTTCGCAATCGTGCGATTGGAGAGCAACAAGTGGAAGGGAGTTTGCAAAACTTTGGCAGAACCAAAAAGGAATTGGAACTGTAATATCTTGACCAAATATACTTGGTCTATTTGTTTGCTGTTTAGTTGGGTCACCATCACTTACAACAAGAGGATAACCTGTTAATAAACCATCTCCTGATTTTCCCTTATAGATTCCATTCGCAGGGTCGTATAATTCTGGAACATCTCCAACAAGTATTCTCCATTTATAGAATTGATCTTGGTCCAAATCTGTGTGGGCTTTCGCAATAATATATTCTGAATCAAACTCCTGGATTTTCTGGCCGCCAACATAAAATGCTGCTGAACGAATAATATGTGCGCCGAGATTTCTTACCCAGGCAAAATTAAATTGCTTCGCGTTTCCGCTACGCGCATCACCAGGGTTATAAAGCCCAGTAGTAGAATCAACATCCTTACAGTAAATATCTGGAATCCAGAATGTTAAATACATGTCACTTAGTAAATCTGCAATTCGTTGAATTTTTACACGAAGTTGAATCGGATTTGTAAATGAGAGTTCATTTGGACCTTCAAGAGGAATTGTTACAGATTCTTGGCTAAAATGACTATACTTTTTATAGGATTTGTAAAAGTATGTAAAATCCGGATTCCCTGACAAAAGTGTGTTCTGTGCTCCGTAAGCAACAAGTGGGATTAATCCTCCCCCAGGCATGTCTAACTATAATTATATACTAAAGTTAGTCCCTCTTTAGGGCGCAAACTT